TTAAAACCTCCATTCAGCCAGCACAGCCCCATGCGCTTCTGACTTTTCCGCAGGACTCACCGCTATCTTTGCCCCCACTTCTGCCAGAAGATGTATGTCTTTGATTCTCAGAATATCTCTACGGTAATAAATCGGGATCTTTGCCCCCTGAGTCCCGATCTCATACCCAACCCCCAGAGTATTGCTTCTCTCGAAAGCGAACCATGGCGCCTTGTTGATCTCAACCTGACTGGTGACTTCTCCCGTAACAGTATCAACCTTTGTCAGAACAACAGCTCCGTTGGGTGCGGGGGGTACCTTGGCGGTATCCACCCATTCTTCTGATTCTGTTATTACCGCCTCCGGATATTTTTGAGCCACCTTCTTTTTTGGTACTATTTTGATCGGCGACTTGATTGCCGGTCCCGACACCTTCTCGGTACTCACAGCCGGTTTCGTCGGTTGGAAACCCTGACCAGGTGTCGGAGGTCTCGCACCCCAAAGACTCCAGGCAAGGTACACTATGATAAAGAAGAGTGCTGCAATCCCGGCATATACCTTCAAGGGGAGTTTATTCCATTGGATTGTCGGCACTGACATTCGGAACCCCCTTGTATTTTGAATAAGCGTCGATGCAGAAGATGGCAGCCGTGAACATCACCCAGTCTGTTCCGGATATCTTGCCGGTAAATAGAAACCAGTTTGCAACTATCCAGGCGACATACTTCTTGGCAATGAATGTGTAAAACAGGCGGTGAATTCTACCCCACATAGACATGTCCCTCCTGCGGATCCATACCTGCAATCACCCAGGCAGACACATCGAAGTCTGGACACGTTTTACCTGAATTGAATGCCGGGTTGCAGTGTCCAACTATCTCGGCACCTGAATACTTCTCCGCCAGATTCGTGACCAGGAACTTCAAGGCCACCCACTGCTCCGAAGTGTATTTACCCTGGCCAATCAGACAGATGTTCACACTGACCGAGTTAAATCCCTTGACCGCTGCCGGAACTTCGTCCTGATGACGGCCTTCCCATAGTTGACCATCTATCCCGATTACGAAATGATAGCCGACCGCTTTTAATTCCGGATGCCAGTGCTTTCGCCAAACTTCGGCGCGCTGAAATCCTCGCTCTTGGTGCCACCGATCAACGTCCTCGATGGTGAATTGATTGCCGGACTCTTTTCTGATTGGACATGCTGCTTCATGAATTACGATGAACTTAATATCTCTCGACATTGGTTCCCTCCTGTTAGATTTCGTACCACGTATCAGTCTGGAAGATGAGATGTACGGACTCACCCTGGACAGTAAGGGAATATGAGGCGCATCCGTTGATCGTACTGGCTCCGACAGGAACCAGAGTAACCAGGTTGGCAGAGTTGCCGGTCTTGGTTACTATTACCTCACCGAATGCCGGGAGGTTGACAGTTACCTCTCCGCTGTCTGCCGAATGAAAACCAGGCGATACAGTCCCAGCAGCACCCTGCAAAACGGTCACTGAATATCCGGAACTTCTGAATTCCGGATTTCCGTTTACATCGAAGGCCAGCAACTTGTCGGCATACGCTTCTCTTGGAAATACGAAGTCGACAGAGCTGGTGACCGGCATTTTAAGGGATCGTTTCACAACATCGGTTATCTGCTGGACCATCATTACCAGTTTGTCAAACACACTCTCATGTATCTCCGGATAGAATGCGGCCTGGTTGCGGATGCTGGTGGTCTGCACCGGTTCCACTACTCGATAGATGGTCAACTCCTCTCCGATGGCCAGAGCCGTGATTAGTGTCACGGATCCGCCTGATGTACTCCCCGCTCCGGTCAGGGTGTAGTCGGTTGTCTCGGTCAGATCGGTATCGGTACCCGCCGATGATGTCTTAATCACGTAGACTTCAGTATTCAAAAAGAATCTAAAATCAAACGTGAACGGCCCTACTGATCCACTCCCCAAAAACTGCGCCTTACTGACATTCGTCTCGACTGTCATGGTTCCTCCCTTTTATTGTGAATCAGTTTTGTGATCTCATCCCGGTTATTAACCCACGAGTTAAATCAACCGGTCCACTCGGCTCATATTTGCCATCTTCCATTCCGGCCAGATACCCGAGAGGACGACCAAGAGCCCCAGCAGGTAATCCGGTAATCATACCTATCGCGACGAGCGTGTCCTTGACCGCCATCTTCATGCTGCCATCGTCAGCAGCATATTTGTATAGAGAGACAGGAGCCCGTAAAGACGCTTCCATTTGCGATAGAAACGGAGCCGTACTGATCCGATCGTCATACTTCTTGTCATTCAGCAGATTCATCACGTAGTTTGCGCCGGCACCTACAATTGGAATCATGGCCGTTACGGTTCTCACCTGGGACATGACCAACAGCTGCAACGCAACATCGAGCTCGTCATCGTCCGGATCCTTGCCGCCCCTAGCAGCGAAAGTGATTGCCTCAGAAAGAATTGCGGCTACTGCAAAGGCCGAATACAGTTTCAACAGGGTAGGCGCTGCGCCCTTGACTCCGTTCTCTCTGATCGCTCCGACCGCAGCACTCCCGAGCAGATTGGCCTGCATATTGAAATAAGTATAGAACTGCGTAAAAGCTCGAACAAAAGGGGAACCGGTCTCAAGACGACTGACATCTTCCGCATTGAATGTGCCTTGAGTCATGCGCACGGCACTGTCAGCACGCCGTACAGCGTCTCTCTCGTTGGCACCTTCGGCCACGGCCTGGTCATAAGCACCGGACCAGGTAATAACATCCACCGTGTGTTGGGTAATCTGCTGGAGGATGTACCCGTTCTTAACGCTGAAATCCTTGACCTTCTCGTAGGCATTCGGATTGAGCAAGATATCTTCGGCCTGCTGCTGCATATCATAGGCAGAGTGCCCAATGTTTGCCGCCATGAATTCAGACATCGACGCGACTTCTTCCGCCATATTCATCGGATGGTTGACGTACTTCCAGAGTGCTGACTTCAAGTGAGTAGGTTTCACTTTCGTTGCCGACAGTGCCAGACCTGTGAACTGCTGAATGGTATTGGAGACGTTGGCAACCATCATCTGAATACCGGTGTTACGCCTAATTGTCTGGAATACTGTATCGAGTGCACGTCCAGCCGTACCGGTTGACGGAGTTGATACGGACTGTCGAGCTGTACGCTGCAACCATGGTACCAGCATGTCACCGCCGACAGAGGGATTGAACTGGTTTAGTACTTCACGGAGCGCCGGGTTAACGATTACTCGTCCAACGTCCTTGACGCGGGGTTCAATGAAAGAGAAACGCAATACCTTATCGAGTGACGACGGTACAAGCCGCAGATCCAGCACAAGTGGTTTATTATAGGTGACACGCGACTTAGTGAAACCGCGCCCAGTGGAAGGAAACATGAAGCTGTTGTTAGTGGACTCAAGAGACTCTTTTTCCTGTCTGCTCGCCTGGTCTTGATTGATATCACTATCAACGATTGCCGGAGCGTATCCGCCGCGATAAGTGCCGAATGGGGTGTTGACCGGATTAGCGGTTATCTCGCTGAAATAGTAACCATACATTTCGTGGTGTGCTTTCTGGGAGAGCGGTTTCGCTTCTTCCAGTAAGTCCCATACTCCCTGAATAAAATCATAATCAGCCCTTGTCAGCTTCCCCTCGGCGATCATGCGATTGATGAAGCTGTCCCATGTCCCGGTATAGAGTCCGCCGTCTTCTGCGATATATCCCCACTGCCGCCCCACGAGTAACTTTTCCATGTTGCTTTCGTTGCCGATATGGAGTAGAGCCCCGAGCAGTTCCTGTTTCCCGTTGAAGGTGTAGTCGAGTTCAGGAGCAGCAATCTTGTCGTTACTGATACCTGCCTCGATCGGTTTCAGGAGCTCAAGATACTTGTTGATAAATGCCTTCTTGGCAGTCCGGTATTTTGTCACTCCATCAATGACCGGATTCCAGATGTAACGCCGGAATACTCCGGTAGACTTCCCGCCATCCATGGCGTCCACCCATGCCTCGACTCTGGTTGTTGCAGCCCTCATCCCCACCAGCGCGGCGTTGAACTTTTCCCACTTGGTTATGGCCGTGGCCTTGCCGACCTGATTGGCAGGGAGACCGAGTTCTTCCATACGAGCGTTCAGTTCATCAATCACTTCGTCTCGGTTCATGATTTTTCCGTCGATTTCGATCTGCTTGGTACGCCTGGACAACTCCCACAGATTCATTACAGCATCGTTGACAGCCAGGAACTCATCCATGGTTAACTGTTTGTATGGTTTCGGTGCTTGCGTGGCTGCATCCACCGCGGCACTCAGATCTGCATATATCTCCGGGTTGTACTGCTGGATCTGCGCCAGGTATTCGGCAGCGTCCATGCCGTTCTTGTCGATCTGGTATCGAGAGAGAATCGCACGAGCTGCATTGACCAGGTTAATGTCCCGAGACTTGGCAAGTTTCTCATCAGACTTCTTGAGCTTGTCATATCCCTTCATGATGCCGTCGATCTGTTCTTGTGCAGCCGTTGCTTCCCGATAGAGGTAATGATTCAGAAGTTGCTGCTGTTTCGCTTCTCCGGCTGCCTGCCAGTCCTTCTTGGCCACTGCGTCAAAAGCCTTCTTGCCTGCCCTGCGTTCCGCTTCCAGGTAAAGACGTGGAGCGATATCACCGATCTTCTTGTCACTGATAATCTGAGCCGCTGCCATCTGGAAGGTTTCGCGGGAAGGGATCGAGGCGTTCATGTCTCGCTTGCCCTGCCGGTCTGCTTCCTTGGCTGTTTTGACTTCTTCAGTCAGTTTTCTGATCTCTTCTTCTTTGGCCCCGCGTTCGATAGCGACAGCAAGATTCTTTTCAGCCTCAAACCATCGGCGCTCATATTCACTGTTTGCTTTGGCTTGCTGGTCAGCTTCCCTCGTGGCGGCATCCACCGCCGGTTTTACAGCCTTCTGTTGCCGCTTGATCGCCCTGAGTTCTGCTGCCAGAACAACAGCGCGACTGTCACCATGGATTGCCGCCAGTGCTTCATCAGCCACCGTACCGTCCAGCAGCATGTCGCCGTACCGCTCGCGCATTCTGATATCAGTTTCACCCTCGATGTACTTCTTGAGCGGAGGCGCTTCGATCATCTCCTTGATCATGGCATCGCCGGACTCATAATCGAACAGCGCGGCCACCTGGTCAGGATGCATACCGCCCTCATTGGTGTAGATATATCCGAATCCACGCGGGAGACGTTTCAGGAATGGTTCTCCGTACATCTTCACCAGGGCGGAGCGGTCCAGTTTCATCACCGGCCCTTCGGTGCCGTCGAACATCTTGCCGGTGGATAGTAAACGAATGGCGCGATAGACCGGAGCGGCCTGTGCTTCCACTTCGACCTCACTGAGCATGGCTTCCCGAGCATCCTTCCACCACTGCGCATGTTCCCGCGCTTTTTCCTTCATCAGCTTACGTTCCAGCTTTTCAACCTCTTCAGCGTGAGCCTGTGCCGCCTGCTTACGATATGCGGCAAACTCGGCATCAGTCATGCCGGCGTCTTCTTTTGTGACAAACAGCTCCACCATGTTCTGAGCCTGCCGTGCCTGCTTGATCTCTGATTCACTAGCAAGGAGACGGTCAAAGACACCGCGCACGTCATCATTCATTTTGACGTTGAGACCGGACAGGGTTTTGTAGATGGAAGTCAACCAGGATTTGAAACGCTGGAAGATCGGTTGCAGTTCAGCGGAAGGTGCTTTGCCCTCCATCAGATAAGACTCACCACTACGGGCAAACTGTTCGTGCATCTCACGGGAGATTTCGCCGTTAGTTGTGCCGAGCCACTTGGAGATAGTTGCCCAATCGTTTTTGAGTTGTTCCGGAGCGTCAGGGCGAGAAGCATCGAGCTTCAGTTCTTCCAGCCAGGAGTGGGAGATTTCATGTATGAAGGTTGAAAGGTCAGCATCTTTGAGGATGCCGATCTCTCGGGTAGTCATGTCAGGAGAGGTGCGGAAGAACCCGCGCTTAGTGGGTGTTGAGGATGTAACGGACTGAAAGAGGGTAAGCTGTTCTTCTGAGGAATTATATATTACTTGATCAACAAAATCATTTATGCGTTGTTCTGCTGATTTGACCCCCTCATTGCCAAGTTCTTGGCCCGTCTTGTTTTTTCCGCTGCCAGTTCCGTCTGGGCCAGAGACAACTTCTCCTGAAATGACAGTTGACTGATCCCTAACCGAATCTCTCTGTTTTCCTGTGACATACTCAGCCGCCTTTAATATTTTTTTATCGTTAGTGATTCTATCAGCTGATTTAATTATATCCTCAATTATAGATTTGTCAAAATAATCTGTTGTACCAAAATAAATGCTTACACCTGGTGCGTGAGGATGTTCCGGAGTGTCTTTTGAATGAGGTATTTTATCAATACCAGCTTCAACGGCATAAGCATCAACTTTAGATTTTGCCTTTTCCAGAACAGAGTCCAGATCATCAGCAATTGCACCAGGAGCTATGACCGTCATCTCATCACCACCATGCCGAAACAGCATAGCATCTGGATATGCGGCCTTTACTTCTGCCTCGATTATTTTGGCAATGGCCGTGAAATCTTTGTTTGCCCCTTCATTGGAACCACGGAAAGCGTTTAACCCTCCGAGATTGGCAAGATCAATATCGGCATAACCAAAGTCTTGAGTCTGGTCTTGCAGAAACTTTGCAAAGGTATTATTGAGTGCGTGGATACGTCCTACATCAGTACCAAAACCAGTTACTCTATCAGTCAGTATATTCTCAATATGGTTAGCAATGTCGTCAGGAGATAAAGTTCCATTGCGAATGCCATCAATTAGATAACGCTTCAGGTCAAAATTATCCACCGGATTTTTTATGACAATTGAATCAATAGCCGTTTGGAATAACTCCCCTCCTTGCATCTGATACAACTCGCGCCGGATCTGTTCGTTAGACAGCTGGTTGTAATCTATTCCTACCTGATCAAGATGCTGCTTCAATTCTTCCAGTGCCAGTTTCGTTTCATGTCCCTGCGGATTGGTAACCTGGTTACTGTAGACCGGAGTTCCGCGCAGCTCCTGATCGATCTTGTCCAGCAGATCGGCAATAGTTGAGCCCTCAGGGAGATATCCGGCTTCTACCGCTCCTTCTTGGACACGATCCAGCCCTTGACCGTCTTTGCGGATAATATTCTTTTGCCCCGGCTTACGCGCAGTATCGGCATCCATACTTTTCAGTTCACCGCGGTCATCCTTCACACCACGATCTCGCACGAACTGAAGCAAAGACTGTCCAAAGATACTTTCATCTGTCGGAATGTCTCCCGCTCTTAATCGATCAAGCAAAGGATCAATTCCCATATCAACAGACTGCCGCTGCACCCCCTCGGGAAGAGGGCGCACTATTTTAAGCGGAGATTCGTTGTAAAGATCAAAAGCATCTTTACCCAGAACTGCTGCCCTCTGCTTTGCCCTGACTGCCGCAATGGTCGCATACTGCTCCGCTGTCTGCCGGTCGTAACCGATTCCCTGTAACTGTCCGTAAATATCATCGTATACTTTGAAATATGACGGACGCTCTTTTGTGGCGCCGTCAGCTTCAACTTTCAGATCTGAAAGAAGTTGCTCCTGGTCTGCTGCAAACTGTGCCGCCTCAAAAGCTGTGGCATCCCCAGGATGGAGACGGGAATGTTCTAAGAGTGCCACATGGTGCTCAGTCGCGGCCAGCTTGTTGGCGTAAACCTCAATCGGGATAACGATATCTCCGCCGGCAGCAAGCGCCTCTGTGTATTGAGTGCCGCCACCATCAATAGTATCATCAGCCATCTTGACCGGATCAGCGCCTTTCTCCTGCCAGTACTGTTTCCATTGGTCACCGGGGATATAGACGTTTTCAATATCGCCACCTTCTTTCAATCTGCCGACGAGCTCCTGGAACTTCTCGGGGAGACGTTGACGGAGTTTCGATTCTCCCGCCGCTTCACCCAGGGCCAGCATGAAATCCTTGTTGAGTGCTGCCTGCTGATTTCGTTGATACTCCTGAGAGAGTTTTGCTACTGGATGCAGCATAGCACCCTGCACACCGCCAGCCGCCGCCGTGACAATAGCCGTATCAATCACTGACCGCCCGAAGTCCTTCAGCGTCATGTCCGGCTTGAGCGTTCCCTTGTCCATCAATGCGCTGTAGGCGTTGTTGATCTCCTCCCCAAATAGATCGCCAAGCATGAACCCGGCAATCTTCTTGCCGATTGGTTTCCCTGCTTTGTAGAGGTGCTGGACGCCGATCAATTCCGTCAATCCCTCCATGGACTTGTTGGAGAGAGAGAAGTACGCGGACTGAGCAGGGGAATAACCAGCTTTTAGGTAATCTTCCAGCTGACCGGGAGCAGTAGCGGCAAAGCCCAGTAGCATTGGCACTTTTCCAATAGCTCCAAGCGGGAGCGTAATCAAATTAGCGGCAACAGTATCAAACGTCATCTTAGTAAGCTCCTGACCGTAAGAACCAGGAACAATTTTTTCATTGGATTTGATACGCCGGTTATACCAATCCATGTTTTTAAGCCATACCGCGCCGGGATCCCCCGTCCCCATGGCACGCGATAGAGCCTGGCCACCAGTAAAAAGCGTCGCGTTATACATTAATTCGTTAATGCCCTTGCCAGCCATCGGAATTGCATTTTGCGCCGCCTGCTTGGCAAGGTTGAGGTATCCAAACAGACCCTCGATCTTTGATGCGCTGTTTACATCATCGTGGGCCAGCTTGGCATTCTCCGGATCCGTCAACCATGCAGCTGATTTCGGGGAGGTCTGGGAAAGAGTATGGAAATTATCAGTCAATACCTGCAGCTTGGCATCGTCTGACATCGCCGGAAACTGATGCACCGGGAGGCCTGACTGTTGAGCGAGCTTAACTGCTCCGGCCTGCTGATCAGGATTGACGTTAGCGGCTTGCATGGCGGAATTAGACAATGAAAGCTGCCGATCCTGATCATCCTTCATCTGTTTCAGAACGTCTTCGAGAGCCATTATTTACCACCCTTGGCTTTTTCAGCGAGAGTTGCCTTGTAGAATTTTATTCTGTTTTTGGGAGAGTCCTCAATTCCATATCCCTTGAGTAGAGCGGAAATACCTGCGGACTCTTTGGAGGGGATAACGATGGCGTCCTGATTTTTGACTTCGTACAGTTTTTTCTTTGTAGTTGAGTCATAACTCAGGGAATCCATTCCAAGAGGAGATACCCTTTCATTAACGGTCACATCCTGTATTGCCGCACCGATCAGTTCCCTCATTCGTCCGGGTGTGATTATCTTCTTTTCCCGGCCCTGTTCAGCAATGACATAATTTGTCAAAGCGTCCTGAATAGCGCCCTGCTTCTTGGTAGGTATTTTCAGCGTGGAGTAGACACCCTTCAGGATAGATGCATCGATCTTGGCCTGCCCTAGTGCTTCCGGTGATACCAGCTTCTTGTGGGCTTTGACCAGATCATCACCATAAGTGCCGAGAGTGGACGCCGTACGGAGCATGTCAGCTTCAGACATTTCAGCAATCTTGTCCGGATTGTTTAATAAGGAATACCAGTCATCTCTTTGTTGCTGAGCTTGCGCGGCCCTAGCTTCAGCCCTGCCGGAGTTTGCCATAGACCGCTCGAATACCGCTTCTTGATGCGACTGGTTGCGTACATTTGCCATGATCTGCGTTGCTTTCTCCACCACTGCGGCATCGGTGGAAGTGATCATGTCTTTGTATGCAGGAAGTGCCATCAACTCTTTCGGCTGGACAGCGCGGCCGGTACCGTTGACTGACGCCATGAACTGGAGAACCGGGACTTCCAGTTTGTCCGAGTTCTGTTTCTGCTCGATCTTCAATGCCTGGTTGTTTGACGCCAGCTGCGCCTCGGCTACCTTAAACGCTTTGGAGTTGAACGCCTGAGTGCCGCCGCCAAACTGCTTGTAAAGTTCGCCCCTCAATGCAGTATAGCCATCCTTCTGAAGACGGGAACTGATCGCCTCAGCAGCATTGACGCCGATTGTGTCAGCTTCTACCAGATCCACATTATGCTTGAGCTGTGTATAATCGGAACCGAGCACGTCTTTATTTTCTTCAATGAAGGCCTTGGCGCCGGAAGGATTAAGCGTCATCATCTGCACTGCCTTGACTTTGGCTGTGGAGCCTTCCCAGTTTGCCACCTCTGCATCAATCTGTTCCTGAGTCCAGCCCCTTGTGGTAGCAAATGCATCGATATGGGCAATGCCATCGATTACGGCCTTTTCGTATTTATCCTGTCCGGCCGGATCGACTGCATAGACTGCGACCTGATCGAGCAGCGATGACTTGACCGACTGGTATGACTTGTCCTCAGACTTGGTTTTCTCCTGGTACTGATGAGTCAGTCCAGAATGTTCCAGCGTTGTCCGCTTCTCTGCATGCAGTTTATTTACGTAATCTCTCTGTGTGTCATTGGTGACGTTCTTGTTTGCCCACTCAGAGAACTTGTCATCAAACTTTTTTAGAGTAGGTACGGTGACGCCTTCCGGATTGTCAGGTGTCCCAAAAGCAGCATCTCCGACAGTGGACTTGATTTCCAGATCTGCTTGGCTGCCAAGCTGATTTAAGAATATGGTGGCGTCCTGGGCAGTCTTCAGGTTTGCCTTATGAGTCTCCTGAACCACTATGCTCTGGCCAGCGTCCGCAACCTGTGCAAGTCCCTTTGCAATGCCTGCCCCGAATGCATCGGGACCGAGCGCCTGAGCCTGCGGAATAGAGACAGCTACATTCTTTACCTGAGAATCTTCGTATCTTGGAATTAGCATTTATGACCTCTATTGCTTCGGTGGAGGATTGTTCATCTTGTATGCAGCCAGTCCCATATTTGCTAACCCACTGAGAATAGTTCCGCCAGCATTCATCTGCCCTGCAGACAGAGCGGCATCCCCCTGGGCCGTAGTTAGATCGGCCTGCGCATTGAGTCCAGCAGCCGTCCGGGCGGCATTATTTCTAATCTTTAGCGCGTCCAACTCCCCCTGTCCGGCGGTCTCGGTCATCAGAGACAGATTTGTTCCTGAGTTGGGGTCGAAACCGCTGCCACCCATGATGGCATGCTGACGGGCGATCATTCGGCGCGTCTCCTGACGTTTATCCGCTGCGTCCGCCGATCCTCTCTGACTAGCATCGAGTGCGGCCCGTCTCTGCATCTCGGCATTGTAGTCTGCCGTCTCTTTGGCGTTTTCTGCCGCGGCCACTTGACCATATACGGCAACGCTGGTACTTGCCGCTGTTGCTACTATCGCCGCTATTGCTGCTGTTGTTGCTGATATTGAAGCCACGTCATACCTCCTTGCTAGTCATCAGGGCACAGGTCTTGTATCCCATGCGGTTATAAAACTTTTCCACCCTGGCAGTTTCATAACCGGATGCCGCCGCGATGATCAGTTTTTTTGCGCCCTTTTCTATTGCCCAATGCTCCATTGTCTTGATCAGAAGACGAGCCAGTGGAGTAGTGCGAAAATCCGATCTGACCCAGAACATCAGCTCTGACATTTCCAGTGTTGGAGAAAACCACTGCGGCGCGACCATCCCCATAAAAAGACCGATCACCTCACCGTCACACTCCTCGAAGAAACAGGCCAACCCATCAAGCGATAAATACGTTTCAAGCATTTTCCTGGTATGGTTGATGTCATACTCAACCCCGGCATAATTCGGCAGATCAGAAAGAACAGATACTGCGGCACGGGCAAGCATTTCAATGTGAGAATGATCGGCTTTTGTAATCATCATTCCCCCAGAAAAAACAACTTATTCAACTGCATTGCCAATAATCTAGCCTCAAATTTATTTAGGTAAAGTGCGCCCCTGTATTCGGGCTCGAAAAGAATTTCTATCTCCCCATCTTCGTCTAGATTGTCGGAACATAAAAATTCTGATGACCTGTCGCTAATCTTGATGTATTCCATTTTTAACCCCCCAGGGTAAAGCGTATGAACGGTATATTGAGCGGCCCCATCGGTTCCGGTTCACTGAACGAGAACCCCAACCATTTCAGCCACTGGATTGCCTTAACATTTCGTGCATCGATATAGTTTTCCAGTTTTACAAAACACATCTTCATTGTATCCAGACTGGCACGGCATCGACGGAGAAAGACTACCTGGTGTTTGTCGAGTAGATCCGTGCCGACCATCCAGGGACGGCCAACATTACCCAGCAGCGAAGCACTCACGACTCCATACATGCAGACCGGGACGCCATCAATCAGTCCAGTCCAGGCCAGATGAGACAGTCCGAACGACTGATTAAGCACTTCTTCCGGAGTCATCATCGACAAGGCCCAGAATTCCTCTCGGTCAGCATCACGAACATGTGCGACTATATGAGGGATGTGCCACTTCTCAGCGGTGACTATTTTAGGAGTGACTTTCATGATCCACCCAGATTGACTTCAGGAAGCGCCGCCAGAATGGTAATCGGTAACGGATTATTCTGCCGGACGAATACCCTTCCGTTCTTGTTCCATGTCGTCTGAATGCGTAAATCGATCAGTCCGGCAGCCAGTCGCTGGTTTTCATCGTAGTTTTCATCAGACCGTTGCTTATATTCAGTCAGGTGATCAGCATCCGGGCCACACCAGATCCCCGTGGATTCCTCGACTACCAGAGATACATGATTGATCAGTTTCTGTTTCTCACGCAGGCTTTGAGCGGCTGTAGTGATATCCAACGTCTCCAGATCGGATTCGATCGGTAACCCGATATGCACCACCCCGGCAGGATATGGAAGCGTGACTGAACCGTTAACTACAACCATCGGTTCGACCACGTTGCCGTCAGCCAGTATATTGACAGTTTCCCCTTCGAGGTGGTCAAGCCCAGATATGGCGTCACGGGCGAAAGTCCAGTCAGCCAGAGCAGCTGATCGGTAAGCAGATGGCAGAGTTTTATTCAGTACGGCGCTGACATGTGTGGGATTGGTGTAGGCGTTGATCCTCATGCGGTAGGCAATGGCGGTGTCTTCATCATAGAAAATAATTTCGTTACCAATATCAGTTACGGCGAAGATGGCACTGGATGCCGTGATCGTCACGGTATCGGTATAGTCCCATGATGATCCGGTGACTGTGACCGTTGTGGCGGTTTCGTTCCTGCCGTCATAACTGAGTCCACAATCCACAAAGAAAGCGTCTTTGATGGTCTGGAAGAACCTGGTAGACATCCGTTCAATGAATTTGACCGTTGCGCCGTTGATGACCCGCTCGACTGTGAAGTAAACGGCGTCCTCATTGTTTTCGGTGATACATGCCGTTGACTCGAACTTGCCGGCGGTATCATGTCGCGCCCAGCCTATGACCTCCTGTTCTGGCATGTAGGTTAGAGAAAGCAAGGCACCATCGTTACGGACTACCCACGCAGTAGAAAACGGTACGGTCTGAAACGCCCAGTCAACAATGCTGTGTCGGTAGAACAGGTGAGAAGACATGATGGTCAAATCCTGGCCGATAAAGGCATCATCAGCGAAGGAGTATCCCAGAGACCGTACCTGACTGCCCTTCTCCTGGAGATAGAGCGCATGAGTCCCGACTATGATCGGTTCCAGGTGAGCTGATCCACTGGCACCCTGCCGCTTGGTGGACATCTTCCCGGGTGCGAGCACGCCATCAGAACCGCCGTCAAGAATGAACGGGCCATCACTGGTCAGCATGATCAGCTTCGAGAGCTCCACGAAGTGCCGGATCTGGTTTACCCTGCGAGAGTTGAGCGAGTAGGTCAGGGCATCATCATCGAGCAGCGGGATAGAGGTCTGAAAGGACGTGAAGCCGGAGACCTGTGACGCCCAGAATGTTTGAGGCTGTGCTACAGATCCGCCGAAGAACTGCCTCTGATTGAAGTAGCAGGTTGTACCAGGATATTCCTTATCTCCTCCCCACGCCTCAATCGCCCATTTATAGGAAGGCAATGCCGTCTGCACTTTGGTACAAAAACCGGTTGCGCCCCATGCCTCGGTGGCGTAGCAGTCAATCGTGAAGGTGTTGACATCGATAACGGTAATAGGCCAGGTGCCGTTTGCTCCAACCGTGCCGGTTATACCTGAAAGAGTGACTGATTCCCCGCTTACGTATCCATGGCCATTAATTATAATTGTAACCGGCGTTGCCGCCACAGGAGGATCAGCGCTGCCGGGATCACCAGGAGTCAGAGTGCCGATTGCTTTTGTGGCAGCGCCCGACAGCACCTGGTCCGGCAACCGTTTCAATACTGTGCCGGTCACTACTGTTGTGGATGTAAATCCGGTGATCAGCAGCATGCCGTAGCCTGAATGCAGATATTCCCAACCCACACCAGGGTCGCCATCGTACCCGATACCCTCTTCGTGGTCAGGCCTGACGGTTCCGGTTGTTCCGGCAACAACTACTTTATAATAAAAACTGCCAGCCCGTCGGACTTCATTAAGCACCATAGTCTTCTGGACTTCCCATTTCCGGATCAGCGAATCGGGGGACTGCTCGATGTACATCATCTGGCCAACCATATCGGCCGTAAATATCGCTTCTGATGCGGTTACAGTGGTATTGCCGGTAACGGCATTGACATACACCGTTTTGGTCGAGACTACGTTGATATCCTGGAACGGCCCTTGGAGATTATCGAACGGCGCAAGTGACCACACGTTATGTCCGGTGCGTGACAACTGTTGAGGTGGATAATTGGGATGGCAGATCGTCATGACGTCAGCAGACTGCACCGTCTTTAACAGCGCCAGATCTGCCGCCGGATAGATCGTAGCCAGTTCATAGATAGCGCCGGCACCAGTCAGCACCTGACCACCATCTTTGATGACCCGCATGTAGTAGTCACCGAATTCAAGAACGTAGGTCTGAGTTGTGGAGAACTCGAACTCTATAAGTCGGGTGACCTTATTCAGATATTTGGTAGGGCAGATCATCCTGGTACCGGGACGATTTGACACACCACCGAACTGTCGGATCAGAAAGTTCCGACAGGTACGAAGTCCGGTGTAGTATCGGTTGAAATCGACCCGACCGTAAAGACTTGGTGCCAGCTCCCCCGAGGTGAATGATGACTGTACGATTGGAGTTCCCATTATTGCCTCACTGAGATTAACTCACAGTCTGGTTGCGCCTGTTCCTTGCCTTCGTTCATGTCCGCCGCTCCGGACTGCGTAAGCATTGCCGTGTATGCCTGGTTAGCAGCCTGAGCCATTCCGGTGGATGCCGACAGTGGAGAGGCTAAATCTGCCGCCAGTGCCCAAGAGAGAGCATCGATAAAAGCCTGAGTGAATAAATTTGGATTGACGATCCTTGCGGTGTAGATCAAGGAAGCCGGGTAAATATTCGCGCAGATAGCCCTGCCGCCGTTGGCCTCGTCTTCGACTACACAGAAATCCTGACCAGTGCCTTCCAGTGTTGATCCGGTCTCGATCAGCTTTCTGGCTTTCAGACAGTCATTCGGGTACCGGTATCGAATCAGCCAGCCGGCCGGAGGAGTTCCGATGTCTTGCAGTTCTATGGTGCGCTTGGCAAACCCCCATGGCATGGCCTGAAGAACTCTGTCACGAGCAGCTTCATAATAAACCCGACAAACACGGGCCTCATTGCTCTGTTCCGTTTCTAGATTGGCAATGAACTGGCTGATCCCGATTTTGCCCAGCGCCTGATTGCAGATGGATACAGTTGAATTGGACATTGTTACCCCCGATAAATTACCATCACTTCGTCCCTCGATACGTCCTTGAATCTATAACCTTGTGCCGATCCTGAATATCTTTCACATCCGATACTACTGACTTGATTTGTTCGGAGTGTTGCATGAGCGACACCTGATTATTGGTGAGTAGAGTCTCAATGCTGGTGGTCTTGCCTATCAGGAATACCATACACGCGCCAATAAACCCCCCAGCGATGCCCATGAACCACAACATCGACGTAAACCGTCCCGTATTTTTATGTACATCTGTTTCGATGTTTTGCAGACGGCTACTGTGCTCTCTACACTCTTCGTCTACTTGCCTCCTACCTACGCCTACCCGTATTGAGTCGTCCATGGTCTCTCCTCATAGTATCATATATTTACTAATTCCGACTCTACGGAGTAATTGCCCATCTATTGTAACGATGATGAGCGGTAGAGTTGCTGAACTGTACTGAGTAACATTTGAAACTTTACCTTGGAATAAAGCATGCCCTGGTACCGCATTAATCGTTGTTGGAATCGTTTGACTGACTGTGCTTAAATATCCGGTTGCGTTGGTCCGACCAGAAACCGAGAAAACGTTTGTCCCCTGGCTGATCTGTGAAGCATGGCCAGTGATGATACCGTGACACGTTACGCCTTGAATATCTCTGTTCTGGCTTGTGGTTGAAACCTTCCCAGAATAAGCACCGTGTCCAGTTACACCTGCAATATCAGTCGGAGTGGCTGCAGTAGCCTGAGAAACGGTACTGACATAACCAGCATAGAGACCATGACCTACCACCGCCGTCAGATTGGTAGCTTGACTGACGCCTGCCACCTTACCGGAATAAACAGCATGGCCTATGATGCCGGAGATCGTCCTATTCTGACTGACAGTGGAAGTTTTCCCATCAACGGCAAAATCACCGTGAATTGCCGTAATCGATCGGTTCTGCGTTACGCTTGCGACTTTCCCATTTAAAAGAGCATGTACTACTATTGCGGTGATGCTATGTGGTTGTGTGACTGTGGCAACCTTGCCTGTGTAGATTCCATGTCCAACTACGCCGTCAACCGTTGTTGCGCTTGCTGTTTGTGATACGGTTGATACTTTTCCGGAGTAGACCGCTGAACCTTTAACACCATCGACAGTGGTACTTAACGTTGTGTTATAAAACTCTCCACCGAAAAAGTTACCGCCATAAAAAGAGGTAGCCATGTACTACCCCCTTTCAGGTGTTCAATGCTTCAGCAGTTACCTGGTGGATCGTCCAAACCGATGAAGTGCCGGGAGTGCAGCACAAACCTGCAAAAGTTGCTGAGGTGATATCAAATCCAGCTGAGTCGGCATTGATTATCTGTGTTTTGAACCCAGTGGTAAATGATGCGTTATTGCTGATCTGCATGGTGCCGGTAACGATACAGGTTGCTGATCCTGGTGTGGTTGGCCCTCGTACAACTCCGGTAATGGTAATCATAGCAGTGTCAACAACACCTGTTGCAACTGCTCCTGTGAGTGTTACTCGAGCAGTGTCTGTGGCCGAACCTGTAGTACCAAAGTTAATATCAAATATTGGAGCCGTTGTTCCCGCTCCGGTTTTGGATACCGTGACTGTAAATCGGAACATTGTCCCGACTTTCCAGCCGGTAGGAGGAGCCGCCAATGCTGACCCAGTTACATAGGTGCGGGTCACTGCCGGTGATTGGTCAGCAGTTGACATATTAGCAACACGATTATTGATGGTGTCATTTACTGCAACCACGCACCAGCCCGCGGTTGCAGTAGTAGTATAGATCAGCAGTGCGCCCTTGCCTTTTGGATTGCGTCCAAAACCGAATGACGTTGACCCATCGGTAAAAGTGGCGTTAATCGCAAACTGGTCGTTTATGGTTCCGCAACTTTTGACGTGAACAAAGACCATTTGACCGTCGTTACCTGCCGGGAGTGCGCAGTAATCTACATCGCCGTCACCATCCGTTGTGCATTCAACTATTGCGGCAGTTAATGTTATGGCCGCAGTGGTGGAGTGCTCCGCTGCATGAGTTTGTTTCGATCCGTCAAGAACCCCGGTAAAAGCCAGATCTCCAACGATATGATCTTTTGCCCAGTTAGTTGCACCTGTGGCGCTAAACGTGCCATCTGCGGCGTCTGCGTGAGTTATACCGGACATAGGTTACACCAGATCAAACCAGCCGGTTGCCGGGCAGGTTATAGTCAAGGGAGAAACTGCCGGGGTGGTGATCGGAATATCTGCCGGGGTGTTATCGCAAAGGATGTACCCGATAAGCGGGTTTACTAATCCCCAGATAGTGCCGTTGTAATACATGACCGCATAACGGAAAGCGGCAATACCTGCACCGGTTCCTGTCCATGCAGCATTGCCAGATGACAGTTTCGCGCCATCATTACCCGCAGTCGCTGCCACCGCACCTGTGAGAGTAAAGCCACCCGTTGTATAGCCATTCGTCCCGGATATCTCATTTGCCAAAACCTCAGACCACAACGAGTGACCGGTTGCCGTCACGTTTGGAGCGTAGGCAGAAGATACAAGAGCCAGGCGAAGATTAGCCCCTACCAGGTCGTTCAATCTGATGTCATCTTTGTTTTTTGCAAATAATACAAATGCGTTTGCGGTCATGTTGATTCTCCTTTAAGCGTTAATATCCGGTACACCGTAAGTAAGTGATGCGCGATCTATCCAGGCTGCGGCATAACTGCCAGTGCCGAAGCAGTAGAGCAGAGTAGTGTCAGTCAGTTTACGGATACACCACGTCCCCGTGGGAGAAGTTGACCCGTAGTAACCACCTGCATCGTCAAGGTCACACACAAGCTGCCCAGCCAATAGATTTACTGGTTGAGCAGATTCTATGTACGCTTTAAGGCTCATTGCGCCGGGCTCGGGCTATTTGGATACATAGCTGCCACAGGATCGGACTCAGGTTCCTCTAACTGAATATTACTCAGCTCAAAGCAGATGCAGTCGCATTCCTTGCCTTCAAAATCCTTACGACGTGAAATGCTGGTGATAGTCGCCAAGGTACAGAGTTGAACATTTTCACCAACGGTTGCTTTCGTAATATCTATTCTGAGTAACTGAAGCTGACGATCTTCCAGGCACAAGGTTGGTTTTTCATCAAGTGCTTCATCCGGATTAGTTAAAATCATATCGTTCTCCTGAAGGAGGGGAGAGAGCGGACCCTCTCCCCTGTGTGGTTATTATTCCGGTGCTTTGCCTTCGGCTTTGGCCAGCAAAGAAATCATCTTCTTTCTGCCTGTCTGCGGAGCGATCTTGACACCGTACTCAGCTAGACGAACACGCAGTTCATCATCGGTCAATACGCTGTCAATTTCCGGTGCTTTGCCTTCGGCTTCATCGAGAACAGTCAGAAATGCAGCGGGTTTTCCGCTATAATCGAACTCTTCACCAACACGGCGGCGATTGCCGTTAATAAAACAAACCTGCGTCGCTCTGACTCTCATAGATCAACCCCCTTACGCGATTGCGTCAGGCATTGCCAACCATGCCGGAGGAGTGAGTGTAAGGAACGCATTTGCCTTGCCTGCTGTGGTGTTGGCAGTTGCAGATGTAACCGTTACGCCAAGATACCGCTCGTAAGTGGCATTTGATGGCAGCGGAGCACAGAAAACCGTGTATCCTGCAACAGTAGTTGCAACAGGTATTGCACCGGAATCCATGTGAGTGGTTGGAGAGGTTGTCAGGTTCGAGGTGCTGTCCGATACCAGTTTGAACTGACTGGTAGAAGTAGCGCCAACAATGGTTGTGTCAATGGCAACAACCAAATAGATCGGCTCACCGCCTCCGATGTTCTGAAGAGTAGGAGCGGAACCGAGGTCAACGACATCACCGACAACGGCAGTTCCGACGTTGGTAAAACAAGCGGCGGCATCGCCGAATTCAAGCAGTTTATCTAAAATCATTGTGTGCTCCTTTCAAAGTGGGGAGGTGGTACCCTCCCCGGTTAGTTGATTAGTTGAGTGAAGATTCAGTGTTGATCAGACCGTCGCAACGCTTGACTGGCACGCCGTCAAACATAACAACCTGCTTGCCTGCGACCTGATCCATTGTCAGAGTAGACGAAGCTACCTTGTTGGCGATCTGTCGACGCAGGAACGAGCGGACAGTTCTGGAGCAGTAGAACACAGGGCGACCGAGGGAAAGATTAGGAACGATCTCAAGAGCCTGAGTCATGCAGTCGATCAGGTCAGTACCGGAAGCGGCATTTTTGACCAGAGTCGAAACGTCGATGGAGTGAATACGGGCAACATAGCGCCAGTCACGGACGGTCAGGCCTGTATCCCACTTGTAATGGGTACGATAGCCCTGGAAGCGTCCACCGGCAGCATCGAGCAGAGTCTGCTCACCCAGATCCTGAGTAATCAAACCAGCCTTGGAACCTTTGGGATAAATACCGTGGACGGTATTCGGGCCCCAGACAACGAGATAGATGGAAGTACAGTCAGTTTGGCCGTTGACGCCACCGCCATCGATAAGGTTGTCTTTGTTCTCGGCAGTCTTGCTGTTGAAACGGGGAGCCAGTCCGGTGAAGGCTTCAGGCTCAGATCCTTCGTTGCCGTAGAACAGAGTCTGTGCCATTTCCTTATTCATACCTTCGATGAAAGCACGATCTTCGGAAAGACGGAATGCGGCAGAGTTGCCATTGAGATCAGCCAACGCCTTGTCAACTTCAGCGTATGCTTCGAGCATACCGCAGTTGTCGGTGATCTGTGCGGTGCGGGATTTGGAAGGCTGAACACCGTAGTTCAGTTTTCTCCAAGTGGCATCAGGGAGGCCGGAGCGGATAGTAGTACGATGTCCGGTAGGAAGGTTGCCTTCGATAAACGTCATATCCTCAAGGATCTCGTTTGTCTCAGACAACAGTTCGGCAATCATGTCAATGTTGCCTTTGGGGTCGAGCCGCTTGGTTACATCAAGCAGAGTCGGGTTGAGAACGGAAAGAACTGACCCCATCATAAACATACCTGCCCCGATATCACCAAAATTGAAGGAGGTTGCAGTGGCGTGAGCCATTGCAGAACCTTCGGGGAATGCCAATACTGCGATAAAAAGAACAATTGCCCAGATGCTAAAAGTTTTCATTTTTGTTACTCCTTTCGCTCTTGTCATCATGACAGTGCGGGTTGACGTTACGTTAACACTTCTTGCCGCCGCCTTTTTTCTTAGCCATTTGGGACACCTCCTTATTTATTCATTGTAGGGTAAAAACTGTTGACCCGATCAGTGCTTGAATCTCCTGAAGACCCGTCAGCTTGAATAACGGAATCTTCTCGCATGGCCTTGCCGATCCGGAGCATGAGACGCACCATTTCGGGGTGATTGCCCATACCATAATCTGACAGTGCCTGTTTGAGTTCCGGAGTGGAGAAGGTATTCAGTGCCCGTTGTGCGATTGCCACGTTGGCATCGTATGCGGTGCCACCGATTTCCTTGTCAACCTTGGTTGCCTCGGCCCAGGCAGTCTTGACGCCTTCCCACTTCTCCTGCTGTGCAGCAATCATCTTCGGCTGCAGGTCAGTAGCCAGACGATCGAACAGTTTTTGAGCGCCCTCCTGAGAGAGATTGAACTCCTTGGCAATCGGGTTGAAGGTCTCAAAGAATCCATCAGGCATGATAGTGCCATCAGGCACGGTCAGCGGTTCATATGCATCAGGAGCGCCTACCAGTTTTACAGACTCCACCGCCTTGGCATCCGCCTCAGCTTTGGCTTTCCCCTCTGGACTGTCCGGATCTGGGCCACCTGCAGGCGGATCTGCTGCGGGTGGATCGCTGGCCGGAGGATCTGCGGCAGGCGGGTCAGGTGCAGGGTCTGGATCACCGGCAGGCGGATCGCCGCCATCAATACCCATGAATATTGCCAACGGGAACAACAGTATGCTTCTCAGCATTCTACTCATCTTCATTGTTCATCTCCTTTTCTTTCGCAAGTTGTGCCACCAGTAAATCACTCCGCTCTTTCGCCTCAAGTGCTGCCACCATATATTTCTTCGGTGCTACTTCCATTATGTCTGCAAATAGTTTCAGTCCCTGATTTCTGGTACCCTCATTGAATGCCATCTGTAGTGGATCAGGAGAGAATGTAGGCTTGAACACGTTCGACATCTCCAGGAGACGCCATATGAATTTACGGCCGCGCTCCGTATCCATCTGGAGTTTGATGTCGTTCAGTTCTGACCTTCGTATTTCATCCATTACTGATATAATGACAGTACCCTCTCGGTTAACATGTCTTTGCAAATACCACCATTACGAATAATGATAATAACTGGTCGTCTTAATAACAGCATCCGTTCCATCAGTACCGGCCCACGGCACGCCGGACAAAGTGTTATAGGCACTTAGGAAACGGAAGGCGAGATACGTTCCAGACCCTACCATTATATAATTTGGCCCATAGATGTTAAGTAGTGTATTACCGCTAAATTCTATCTGGTCGTTAGTAGCGGCGATTCCTCCAGTAAAAACATCATAAACGAAAGCGTACCCCCCATTCGGCACTCCAATAATAGAGTTGTTCATTATCTTTGTACTTATCGAGTGCGCCTGATTCCGTGACCTACATATGATCGCAGTTTTGTTTGTGCTCGACGATACAAACATGTCAAATATATTATCGGTCACAGATAGATGGTCATACCAGCCCGCAACTAGGCTTGCATTGCCGGAATTGCCGGAAAATACTGCATTATCGAATGTGAACAAACCCCACTGAGCAACCTTCGCGTCTATCGTTGCTCTTACCGTGTTGCCTGTTATAGATACCGAATGCGTAGTTAATCCAGTTACAGTCGTTCCAACTTGTCGGGTGTCACCAACTAATGCAACCAAGGATACGTCCACAAAATTATTGCCCGTAATTACCACACCATCCATAGAGGGGTGGTCGGTATATTGCGCCCAGGAGTTTTCTTCTGATAGGTCGAAACCTTTACCGTTCTCGACTGTGTTTCCTGCGAGATAAAACCGTCCCTTACCGCCAAGATTCACCGCACTCCCCAGATGATTCTTCATGGTGCAGTTAATGATCTTGACATTCTCCGTGGTTTTACCCCATGCCTGAACCGGAGTAAATGCTGCTGATGATGCTGATATTACGCCGTCAATAGTTAAGTTCTGGACGTTGATGTTGTTCATCAACTCCCCATACGCCGTGGAGTCATACAGGATGTTTTTAAGTAGAATATTGGACGAATTATAAATATAGGTCGGCGCGGCTTTATATGTCGTGTCGTCATAACTGGATATAGCCGTCGAACTCTGAAAATATCGGGTAAATTGCAGGTTTTCCAGAATGATATTGGTCCCGCCGATTATCTCTATAAGTGCCTGATTGGTGGCTTCATCGGTATCGTATAAGGGTGCAGACTTTCCGCCATCCAATTTAATATCTCTGAACTCTATACCATTGATTCCTGTTGCTGTGAACAGATTGGAAGAGGACTGTTTGCCATTAGGAGCTGCCCTGAGTGGGGATAAAAAGGTTGTGCCTCCATTGCGTCCCTCGCCGTTCACTTTAATAGGATGGGTAATCGTCACGGCAGGAGATATAAGAAACGTACCGTTACCAGGCCGAAGTGTAGCACCTGAGCTGTAGACTGAGAACGCCGCACGCTGGAAGGCTACCCCGTCTGCTGTTACGCCGTCGCCCTTTGCCCCGAACCAACGGGGGTAGATGTCAGGTACACTACCTGCCCCAAATCTGACATCCCCTGACCCTGCAAAGCACTGATACTGACCGGCTGTAAAAGACCCGTTAATTGTGAGCAACTTTCCACTATTGACGGTAATAATGCCACCATGTTCGCATCGGAGCGCAATAGTTGAAGGAATAGTTAGGTCATCGATAGTCTGTGCGGATGTAACTACTATGGTTTTACCTGAGACATCCGCAGATGCAACAGCAGCAGCAAGAGTTGTTTTGGTCGTTGTAGTACCATTAGGTGAAAATATCAGGACTGACATGTAGCCCCCTTTATAAGAAATAAAATCCTGTGATGTAAAAATACCTAACACTTACAGCCCAGTTGGTTATGTAAACTTTACCATCTGTGAATACATAGCCATCACCTCTTACATCCAGCGTACTGTTGATAAAAGTTGCACCAGTAATTGACACGGGTGTTGACGGCAGCGTAAATGATGCTGATGTTGCTGCAATGGTGGTTGTCCCCGGGTTGCTTGGAGTCACAGTAATTGTGTAATAAACCACATTGCCAATTTTGGTATATTTGCCTGACAGTATCGCTGTGCCACCCACAACCGTTAACCCGGCTGCAGTAGGTGTCCAGGTTCCCTCTGTGTTTTTTCCCTGTTTCAATGCCAGAGCATCAAATACCGAATTACCATCAGGGCAATGAGTAGTGTCACCACCAGAAATACTGGAAGCGATGGACGCTTCCCTAAACCGTGCCTTGATATTTGACCAGGAGAACTTCTTTATCTTGTTGCTATCCTCCGTATCCATAAGCGAGAGCATGTCAGTATCAACGGGCGCTGTCTTCTCTGTCGCACCCAGGACAAGGGCACCGACAGATGTAACAGTCTCAGCATCGGAACCAGGGGCATGTATATTTGCATGTTTGTAGGTAGTTTCATGATTTGCCAGATCCGTACGGTAGGCCTTGGCGGTGAGTAGCTGAACATCGGGATTACTCGACTCAGGTATGTTCTGCCCCTTGATTGCCACCTACTGACCCCCGAGCATTCTTGCTAGAGCGTTTGTTTCCCCAACGGGGGTATCGCTCAGCGTCTTGGCAGCTGTCGCGGCCTGCGCTGCCGGTTGTGCCATTTCGGCCATCTTCTGCGCTTGCATCTGCTTGGCCTTTTGCTCACGGATCCCCATGACCTCATCTTCTGATCGGAGCATATTCGGCGGAGTACCGTGCATGTTGGCGTATCCGTCAATGGTGTTATCCACGTTCAACTTGTCAGCAGCATCAGAGAATCCGAGACTAACCAGGTTACCCACGAATCCTACAACTCGCTCGACCGAGTTGGTACCGATCAGCTTCTGCGCTTGCGCCATGATCGAGGTGTACTCTACCTTGATTGGTTGGCCTTCAAGCTCCTTCGGTGGACGTGGAATCTTGCCCATGCGCAACATGATGTTGTACGTCCGGTCAATGGATGGATCGTACAGTTCTCCATTCATGCGCTCCAGGAACGGACCGAGGATCAATAGCTTCTCCTGATGACGTTCGTCTACTTCCCGAGCAGTAACCTGTGGATTGTCGCTGTTGGCAAACATCAGCATCAGGTCCTCGTAGTAGGCACGCTTGATGCGGTACTCAATCTCCTTGATATCGGCGGAGATGTACTGAATCCCACCGTGATTGACTTCATAAGCCGGGCGGAACCCGGCGTGTTGCTGAGCAGCCAGGTTGTCGATATAGGTCACACCACCCGGCACCATAGAAGTGCCGGTTGTACGCAGTGTGGAATCAGCCAACATCGGTGGACGCGCCGCCTTGTCGATCAGTTCCGCCTTGCGCTTCTCTTCGAGCTGCAGCTGCTTGACATCTCCCAGGGCCTGCATACCACATGAATAACCGTAGACGTCTTCAGCCTCTACATCCCAGCGCGGCACCTGGAGGGGAAACTCATCGTATCCGGACTCGCGTAGCATCTTGTTGTTCTCGTTGCTGCCGAGCTCGTAATAGACAGATCGGAACTTCTTGTCCTTGCTGTTGAGTTTGGTAACGTCACGATCAGCGTTCGGCTCGATGAAGTGAACTACTTCGACAGTGGCTTCAAGCTTGTTGGTGTCGTAAAGATTCTTGACGGTGGTGGATACGTTATCGACGCCGAACTTCCTGACCAAGTTGCGCACGGTCATCGGAAATTCACGGCACCAGATGTCAACCTTGCCCTTTTCATTCAGGGCGATCATATAGGAGCCGACAGGATAGGGATAACAGCGGATCGTCTCTTCATCCTCCTCTTCGATCAGCTGAGCGCCGGTACCATATGAACCCAGGGCGCCGTATACCATCGGCAATGAGTTGTAGAAGTTTGACTTAGTGAATACCTCACGCATTGCCGATTCGACTTCAAACAACCAGGCCTTGACAGCAGCGGATTTCATGAACTGCTCACCAACCGATAGCTTGAACCAGGGACGTGCTGGAGAAGACGCGCCGGCCATCATGCCTGACTTGAAAGTTCTCTGACTTACGGTAGCAGTGTTGTTGATGATCGAACCGTACGACTTTGCGCCCTTCGAAGTGACGGTGGTCAGATATCTGGCAGTACGAGGGGAGATGAAAGAGGTGATCTCCGCCCAATGAGGAAGGAACGAAGACCGCTCATTCTTCATCTGTGCTCTGCGGCACTCTAATTTTTCACGTAATGTTTCAGCCATAAAACTTCGCTCCTGTCGTCTCGACGGTGCTTTAATCTACGCGCCCAAGAGCGTCTTGGTTGTAGTCGGAGCCGTACCAGTTACACCAGTGGCAGACGTCAGAATGGTGTTACTTGTCGCGGATCGTCTCCGCAAACGCTCGGCATCTCTCGACGCGGTTACTCCGGCATCCTGTTGTTCGGGTGGAGGTGGAGCAGCTGGGGGAGGAGAAGGGGCCCCACCACCCATACATCCGAGTACCGGCATCAGCAATATGGAAAGGATAAATCGAAACATGTCATACCTCCGAATGTGGATCGTAATCTACAACGTGCTGGCCAGCGCTACCCAGCGCTCCCCTAATCTTCTTGTGAACAGGGAAGGCAAACGACAGAAGCAGTACATCAAATTTGCCCGGAGATCTACCCAGACGCTTCTTGATTTCCTTCTTTGATTCCAGCTGAACTTTGCCGTCAGTCCGTGGCACCGTCTCCGGGCACAGGATATCGTCCCGCAGCTCAGGCAACTCAGGAATTGCACCGCCGCCCTTGAGCCACTGCTTCAACTCGTTGGCCATCTGAGCACGCTTGTTCAACATACCCGGATCAGAAGATTCGCCTGCAAACCAGACCAGCGTCCAGGTTCTTCCCCATGTCCGGCCGGCGCTTACTATTCCGGTACCGTACCCGGCATCGACAAACACGGAGTCAGCCTGTTCCTCGTCCTCAATCTGCGCCAGGATGTTGGCAATCTCGATATCGTTGTCGTTCTTGGGGATCGTGCGCAGCAGCTTGAATGCCAGTCCCTGACGCAATCCGATCTCCAACATGTCGCCGCCTTCCCAAGCAGGGTCACAAGTAAGGATCTTCGGCGCGAAGTTGTACTGATCCACGCGCAAGTGACGACCATATGCAGCGTCAACGTCTGCCAGGTTAAAGAATTGCTTGGCGGACATATTCGGGAACAGACCACGGACACGTACCTTCACAAAGTCGGAATCAATACCGTAATCATCAATCCACTCCTGGATTTGCTTCTGATCAGTAAGGCGGGACGTGCGGGAATCGATCTGCTGAGTGTGCCAACGGTGCTTGTATCTGCCAAAACACTCTTTGAAGCGTCCAGTGTTCCGCGTAGGATTACCGAACACTGCCCAGATGATCTCAGTACCGGCATCGGTCAGGGCGCCTTCGGACACTTCCCATATGCTGTCAGGGATCGAGGACCCTTCGTCAAAGATCAGGATAATACGCTTGCCCTGGTTGTGGAGACCGGCGAAGGCCTCGGTGTTATTCTCGCTCCAGGCCACCATGTCCACGCGCCAGGTCTTCTCATGATCAGGCTGCACCGAATAGAGCGCAGTCGCGGTGAAGGTGAACCAGTGCTTGACGATGCAGAGGCGATACCACTTCGCCACGTTTGCCCAGGTCTTTGTCTTGAGCTGGGTTTCAGTATTGGCAGTGACCACGCCCATGGTGTCCTCGAACGTGCTAAGCGCCCACAGGATGAGCCAGGCGACAAAAGCAGACTTGCCTATACCATGGCCGGATGCAATCGCTTCTCGGATAATAACACCGATATCGGCGCCCGGTTCCTGTAGTTTACGGGTAATCTCTTTGAGCTCAACAGTCTGCCATTCGTCCGGGCCGTCAAATTTCCCAAGCTCACCATGCCCCCAGTCAAACGAGTAGAGCACCCAGGCGTAAGGGTCTCTCGACATCTTTCCCATGTCATCAATCAGCTGCTGTTCAAGTTGATTTCGTTCAGACATTGGCCCGTTCCCGTGCTTCCTTCAGTCTTGCAGCCATTTCGATAGACAACGATCCTGAGACTTCCACTGCCTGAGTTACCTTGCCATACCCTCGATCAAGCAGCTCTTTGGCCGCTGCAATCCGCGCAATATCATTGTCAGAATTGCGCATGATAGTCGCTAGGGTAGACAGAGCGTTAGCGCTGTAGGTCTGGGCAAGCTCCTTGATCTCCGCAGTACTCTTGTTCTTGACTCCCTTGGTTCTGCCCTTGGGATTATTTGTTTTCCCTTTAGGCAATCCCATTTTTGTAATCCTTTGATGTTTGCAAAAAAGAAAGAGCCACGCAGCGCACTTTGTCAGTGTCCATGTGGCTCCGTATGTTAGCGGCTAGAATAATCATGCCGCTATCTTCAACTATTTAATCAATCAATCAATACCAACTGACGCATTTTTTTTGTTTTGCTGATATTTTTCAATTGACTCGACAAAAACGTAATACCAGCGCTTTACCCGATATGCTTCCAGGTCTCCAGATTGGATCAGGCGTAAAACTGATGATTTACTGATACCCATAATTTCGGCAACAACGCTGACCATACGTGATTTTCTGATTGTGGCCCCGCTCATATCACCTCCGTCCCGGATGAGTAATACCCTCTCTCCATATTCTTACGCTCAACATCACGGCGCAGCGCACTGATATTTATTCCGTACTTATCCTGGAGGATCCGCAGCGCCGTTTCGCAGGAGTGTAGACAGTCCATCACTTCCTCGGCTGTGTGCTGAATATCAGGAGTGGATGAAGACTCTTTTGCTTCTTCTGCTTCACTGCAAATATGAGCCACCTGAGTGCATATTCCGTTGATGCCGGCGAACTTTGTACGAGGGAAATTGAAGTTCATAATTTATCCTTGACAATAAAATGATGTAAGTGTACGTTTTAACCCTGCTTTTTGGTTTTAGCTCTCTTTATTTCGTCACATTCCGTCAATAAACTTTTTGACTAAATATAGCCGCTACCAGTCTGCATTTACCCCCCTTCTGTCAAAGTCAAGGGGGGTACTTTTGTTTTTGAGTATTTACCGGTTAAAAGTACCCCCCCTAATTATTTGACAAAAGGTATATAAACCCGCTTCAATACTGGCTATATTCCGTCAAAAAAAACCTTGACGAAATTTGACGGAATTATTTTTGATAAGCTCGATAATGGACACCGTCACGGCCACCTGTCCCGGTTGATTTTTTTACCGTCTTTTTAATCTGCCCTGACTCTTCTAAAACTGACAGCACCTCATCAAAGACCCGTGAAGGCATCCACTGGCAGCGTCTCCGAAGTGAGCGCCTGCCCATTCCTTCCTTGCCTTGCTCATAGATGATCTGCAGCACTTTCTTTACATCTGCCTCATACTGGTTCGCGTTCAGGTTCTTCTCTGCCATCCGAACCATTCGCTTTGTCAGATATGTCATCAGCCCAATTGCCCACTCTGCCGAAACAGCTTCAATAAACCTGCCTTCGGGATTTAGAGACAGTGCATGGATAAGTGCCAGCTGAAGCGCAGTAGCTTCCGTTTTGCCCCATAACCCCGCGACTCCCCTCGGCCTGCACTCATTGGCCTGATCACGCACATAATCCTCAAACATAGTGAATATTTCATCAGCTCCCGATGTACAGACAACTTCACGGGGATCCGGAACGGCAGCATACCCTGCCAGTTTTCCGAAAGCAGATTGATTACCAACCGGCAGATCGTACCAGTAACGAACCAACTGGATCAGATTTTCAGGGGGAGCAATGGTTTTGATCCGACGCCGGGGAGGGGAAGGGTCTTCCGATTCAAAAACAACCATACGAGGAACGAAACCATCTTCCACTTCATCCCGGGTGAGAGCTGCGTGAAATCTCCCTGGAACGCTGGTGCCGTAGAGACATACGTTCGGCTGCTGGATATTCTCCTGCTTCCGCTCCTTGTCTGCATAGGTCTTGCCCTTCATCACACCACCTGCAGACGAGTGCAGTTGCATAAGTACCTGGGCAATGTTCTTCATATACGGCTTGGCATACTGGCTGGTGACCGCTTTGAGCAACCAACCTATTTCATCTATCATCAACAGCATGGCCGGCTGATTATGTACTGCCACCAACAGACCGGAGTCCGAAGCAAGGTTTTCCGGCCCGAGATAATCCTCACACTCGGAAGCATGAAACAGTGACTTGATGCACTGCCTGGCATGCTCCTTTCCGCAGGAAGTTTCACCAACTCCCACGATGTAGAGATTTGTTCTTAGATTTGTTTCTGTCTTAACCTTACGGCCCATGATTGTGCCCATTGTGGAGATTGCTGCACCCAGGGCTAAAATCGGTTGCTTTCGATGAGCGCCGGCGTTGATCCAGTCAGTCATCTCCTGGAGAAAACCTCCCGGGTTGAGAAGATACTCAGGCATTGTCCCAGGGAAAGTGTCTTCCTCGATCTCTTCTTCCGCTTCTTCTACCTGAATTTCCGTATTGCGCGGCAGCTCCGGAGGAAGTCCCTGCTTCGCCCGGGCCAAGGCAATGCTCTTGACGATGGAGGCGACAAAAGACATGGCACCAACCTCTGGAGGCAATCCGACATACTGAGGTTCGGATGGATCAGAGAACAAAGGAGGATTATGAGTTGCATCAACTTTCAAGATTTCAGAAATGATCTTGTCCCATGACTCACTCCGGCCAAGCATTGCCGTCACAATGCCCCGTAAGATGTTATTGCGACCCGTGACTTTGATTACTGCCCGATCAAGACGTCCTAAAGGAACCTGGGCGACATGTAATGGATTTGACAGTTCAAGAGGGGGAGCATCAGCCTGGTCGAGTAGGTATTGCGGATCAAGCAGGGTACCGGCACGGAATCCGGAAGCACGGACACCCCCAGGAGGACAGCTCATTACATAGAACGCCCGGGAGAGATCCCCACTCGACTTATCGAGGCCGTCATCGTTACCCATCATCTGTAATGAACCCTTGACGATCCACATCCATTCCCGAGGATCTACAATGCGAGAGAAAGGGATGATCAGGCGCCACTTCGGTTTTTCTTCAGTAGCGGAAAAAGTACTGTGCCAGATATAGGACACATCATCGGGAAGGTTGCTGAGAGCATCATCAGGAGCGGTCGGGACGCCAGAATGATCATTATCAAAATCAAGTACCAGGGCAGACATTCCCACGACGTTCACATTCGAACGCCGGGGAGTGCCGTTATACAATGCCGGTGAATAGAGCGGTGCTGCTTCCTTTGTTGCCACTTCCATCGGAGTCGTCAGCAGCTTTACAGCAGCGTCCCATTCAAGCGAACGCCGCTGTGCTTCTGTATTGGTCAACGATTTAAACCAGGACAACTCGATCACAGGTTGTGCTCCTGGTCATGACACTGCTTGCAAAAAACAGTGAGATGTTTCGGATCACAGAGCAAGTGACGGTACACATAATCAACCATCAGTTCCCACTCAATACCGTTGTTGTGGTGAACTTCAAGTTTCAACTCTTTACCTTTGGCGGCAGATTGTTTAGATCCGCAACCCTCACAGCAGTAACCCTCACGCTTCAATGCCGCTGCGCGTTCCCTGCTACGTAACCATAAAGCCCTAAGAGCTGACCGTACCCTGCTCCGTGGCGTATGTAATTGTTTTTTTGCCATACAACCCTCGCGTCAAAATGGAATATCATCAAAAAACCAGTGTTCGCAGCCCTTCAGATGGATCGATTCAGCCGGGATATCAGACTCGAATCTTTTACAAAAACCCTTCTGATTACTGCCACACGTCCGGCAGCACTCCATTATCGACTCAATGCGTGGCAGCAACTCCGCCATACGCTTCAGTGCGTTGGTCATACAGACCTGCATTGTCTTCAACTCCTGTATTTCGCTTGTTGTTATCATCGTAGAAGAACCTCTCTATCTCGGGGAATTTGTTGCCAATTTTTACTTTCAACTTTGATGGAACTTTCAGTGAACACGTCTGCAGTATTACAAGCGCCTCTTGGGAAGTAGTAGGAAATGGGATGACAGACATTCTTTCCTGCCACCACTCCCAGGCCTTCTGCTGAGCATACCCTCTGTGCTCGATGCAGACCCATTCACGAAACACATTCAACCCGCAGACGTACGTCACTTTCACGCTGTCCGGAGAGCCCTCTTTGTGGTGAAGAGCATACTCAACCCGATCGATCATTTTGACCTCATGAGTGAAGCCCATCACATTCATTCCGGAGGCAACGCGATCATGCTTCAATTCACGCTCCGGCCATGCATAACCGCAATCTTCACAAACCCGCTTTGCAGCATGAATGATACTTCTGCAGCTGGGGCATTCTTTAGCCGGCGCCTTTTTGACTTCCGCCTGTCCGGTACGGTTGCAGGTCTTGATCTCGATATGATCAAGCGGTCCGTGCTCCATGATGTTACCGGCGAAATCCAACACCAGACAATTGACTTTACCTGGAGCATTCCGCATGCCGCGCCCCAACATCTGCACGTACAACGATGTTGACTTGGTAGGCCGGAGCATGATCAGCGCATCGATGCCGGGATGATTGAAGCCTGTTGTAAGGACATTGACGTTGGTGACCGCACGGATCCGGCCGGCCTTAAAATCCTTCAGAATCTTTTCCCGCTCATCAGTGGGTGTGGCGCCATGAACCATCTCAGCTGAAACACCACGCAGCCGCAGAGCATCACGAGTATGCTTGGCATGATCTACCGAAGCACAAAAGAAGAGCAGGGCGTTCCGATCCGCGCAACGTTCAAGCGTCTCATCCACTGCCGCCGCCACAAGTTGCTCTTTGTCGCATGCTTCCGCCAGCTGGTTACTGACATACTCACCCCCGAGGATCTTTACACCATCCAGGTTAGGACGGGCATCGCCCCCCTTTGATACCAGGGGAGCGAGAAACCCTTCCTTAACCAACTGGGCAACCGGCTTGTCATAGGCAATATCGTGGAACAAACGCCCTTCACCGGTTGTCAGTAAGCCCTGTTTTAATCGGTACGGAGTAGCCGTCAAACCGATTACCTTCACCTTTGGGTTAATCTTTTCCATGTCCACCAGAAGAGTGCGATACATCCCTTCACCCTTCGGCGGTAACAGATGTGCTTCATCAATCAAGATCAGATCGACATGCCCCAGCTCGTCAGCTTTACGGAATACCGACTGGATCCCCGCAAAGGTAATGCGCTGAAACATGCCGGCAGCTTCCCGGCGCCCAAGTCCGGCCGAATAAACCCCGACCGGAGCTTGAGGCCACAAACCCAACAACTCCAGCTCGTTCTGCTGAACCAGCTCTGCAACGTGAGTGAGTATCAGAATTCGCTGGTCAGGCCACGTTTCCAAAACCTCTTTGCAGAACTGAGCCAGAACCAGACTCTTACCGCTGCCGGTAGGCAGAACAACCAGAGGATTGCCGTTATTTGCTTCAAAATATGTATAAATTGCGTCGATGCTTTGACGTTGGTATGGTCTGAGAGTTAATATGCTCATAAACACAGTGCTCCTTGATCTACTCGTTCGGATCTGACACTGCCGTCCTTAATGCAGTGCTCGTAATCTTCTGGCCATGCGTGAAGTTCCCGCCATCTGTCTAATGCTTCAATCTGAGTCTTAAAGCGTTTAGCCTTGTTTATATCCTCACGGGCTCCCCATCCGCCCCCTACCTCAGTGTAAAACATGGTGCGTGGCGGAACATGGCCGCTTGTCCAGGCTAGAACAAACATGGTTGGTCTTTCTTGCTCATTCGCTCCACCGTCAGGCGGTGGCACTCAGCTTTGAGATGTCTCAACTGCAAACACCCCTTACATACATCTGGCCTGTTACAGATGTCGTAGTCATAAACAAGAGGCCAATAGCCATTAGCAAAAGGGAACTTCATACTTCAGGCGGTTCAGGAAATGCCATCCAACAGACAACAGAATCTGCATCCATCGGGAACCCATCCATATCCATCCATTTGTCACCGTCATGATACCCGGGCCAGATCGGTTCATAACTTTCCGGAACCCAAGTCATAACAGTCGTGTCGCTGTCCGGCAGCTGGTCTTTGCAGAAGATCCATTTCATATATCCAGACTTTCCTGCATATCTGATGCAGACAGTTTCCACGTTTCGACAACCCCACCAGTATCATCACGGGTCAACCGAGCGACGCCCATGTCATAATCCTTGATAACAGTGCAGCCGACCCCCCGTACTTCCTCACCGCTGGTTACTTTACGGGCCAACACAACTCGCTCGAACTTGCAGCGATCCAGACGATCCTTGAAGCTGGACGTAACAGACTTCTTCTCATCCTCAATTTCAGCCTCTTCCTGATTCAGACGCGCCAGCTCCATTGAATATGTAGCAACACCTCTTCTACGGCCAACTTGACCGGTAACTGCCGATAACTCACTTCTGCACTCATATGTAATGTCTCCTTGAATGTGGTTGAAAAGGGGTCAACGGGAAAACCCGTTAACCCCAAAGGTTAATGAATTACCGCGCCCATGCCGGAGCACCGGCAGCAGCTTTCGGAGGAGGTGTCTGTGCAGCAGTTGGAGCAGAAGGTCTTGCCGGGGCAGCTGCAGGACGAGCAGCCGGAGCCGCAGTCAGAGAACGGTAGCCCTTGATGCGGTTTGAATCTTCACCGGTGTCTTTGCGCTTCTCTATGCCCACATTCACGATCATTGGGATGTCGTGGAGTTCTTCCGACTCGTTCACCAGACCGCTCGATTTGCCGCAGGCAATAGCGATCTTTTTGAGAGTGCCGCGTGCAATCTCAACAGCCTGAGCGCTCGGATTGTCCAGATTCAGGTTCTCGAACAGTTTGCGGCCAGCAAACTTGCCATCGGCAAGAGACAGTTCCAGTTTCAGAAAACTGCCGGTTCCTGCTTTGTTGCTTACCAGTTCACTACCGGTAATCATTGCGGTGTAATCTCCTGCCGGTATAACTCCGAAATCCTGAGTATCCGGTGCCTCGTCAACGTTAAATCCTAAAAATGCCATTTGTGAATCTCCTCTTCCTGTAGTGTAAACTCCGTCCGGAGTTTCAATTTTTTCAAGGTATGAACCTGGAAATGTTTCTTTTATAAATGCGATCATCTCTGCTTCTGCCGGCAACATACCGGCCTTGCTCATTGCCATGATCTCGCCGGCATAGAATACTTGTTCATTGTCGGTACAGACATGAATCACGCGCCCTGTGGATGTGGTGACCGGTACAATCATTGCGGGTTCATCGCTTCAAACAGTGCGGCGCTCTCGAACGGAAGCTCATCAGGCAGGTTGTAGCGGTTCTTTGCCAGCCACCCCGGGCGCTCGGTTGTGTAAAGAACCCGCTCCGTCCCACCAACTCCACGCGCTGTAGTCTTCTTCTTTTCGTCTGCCGGTTTGACAGTGACTTTGTATGTAGCGAACAAGACCAGATCCGCCCATTCGCGCAGAAGTGCTTCAGCCTTTTCGTGCAGTTTTAACTGGTAACGGTCGTAAGGATCTGTGATAGGAGAATTGAACTTTTTGACAAGCGCATGGGAGATGAGAATCGGCATCATGCTTCTTGATTCGCGCAGACTGTCCAGAGCAGTGAGAAACCTGTTCCAATATTCGAGGGCAAAAAGGTACCCCTTGGCATAGCCGATCTCTTCAATGCTTGTCTTATTCTGATCCTGGGCGACTCGTGTCCAGATCAGGCGTTCCAGCCAGTCAAGAGAATCGATAACGACAGTCCAGTACTGATGCTCTTCCTGCTTAAGCTGGGTGAGACAGGTGATCAACTCGTCAAACGATTTGACGATAGGGAAGTGATCTACGGCTAACTGTCCAAGTCCATCCTCAATGCAGATGAATACTGGAGAGGGGCAGGCCGCTGCAAATGTTGTCTTGCCTATGCCTGATGTACCGTACAGAACGAC